TCTGTTCAAACAGCCTGACCATTAATACAAACAACAAATGGTACAGCGTAGCTGTAAACTATCCTAATACTAACACAAAACGGCACAAAAAAAGCTGGAAATGTAGGCGAAGACTGCACGGGGTATACCCCACGGGGTCTACGTATGCGATTTCCTATGTGTGCGCGTAGCGTGTGTATATATATATAATCCCCAGGATCTGTAATACTCACCAAAATTCAAGGTCGGCGAGAGGAACGCCCTACATATGTCATATTTATGGGGCTGTAAGTACAGCTCCGTTTTCAAAACAAAGATTCGTCTTAGATTCTTTGCTCAGGGGCTTGACTTTTTAAAAAAAAAGCTGTACCTTTACCGTAACATTGTTAGTGACGAAACATAATTAGTTGTTTTAAACACTACACTGGTTCTTTTTTGCGTGCGAGAGCACTTTAAACAAAGACTCACGTCAATCAAAACAAATTAGCTGTTGCGGGACAAGAACTGTCCTGAGGTTATTGGAGCTGTAGATCACAGACATCTAATCACCCAGAGAGAATAACAGTATATTTGTAGCATGAGAGCTAAGAAAAAGGAACCCCTAGCTAGTGAAACCCCCCAGGAAAGAAAAAAAAGGGAGATGCTTGCCTCTGGTAATTGGCGAGAGGGAGATCAAGGAGAGTTAATTCGAGTTAAGACGATAAGGGAGCAGCTACCCGTTGGGTTGCCATCTAAAGAAAGGATTAGAGAGTTAGAAACTCTAAACAGACCTATGACAGAGGTAGAGGCTAGGGAGTATGCTCTTCACAGCTTTGATCCCTCTTCGAATCCAAACATTCTATTTGGTTTAGTCGCTGGGGCTGGATTTGATCCAGTTGGCGATGCAGCCATGAAGGTTATTGGTGGTGCTGGCAGGTCGATTGGTAAGGGGGTAAGAGCTATGAAGGCCCCCTTGAAGAGCTCTTCACTTCCTTCTTCTTCACCCCTTAGTGGCGGTGATCCTTACAGAGCTACTGATAAAGGAGTTAGATTCGTTAAAGACTTCTACAACGATCCTCTCATAGAGAAGCACTTTACCGACATGTACTCTAAGTCCGATAGGGGTATAGGTGCTGTTCCTAATACATTTGATCGTGGTAAAAACCCCATATCTCCAGAGGCTGCTAATTTAGATGATTTGGGTGGAGACGGTGCTCAAGGTGCTTACTACCCAGGCAGAGATAAGACTTATCTTAACCAAGACTTCTTTGCATCCCCTAAGTACGATAAAATGCCCAAGGATGATTTAGAAAGAACAGTATCCAATGTTTCTGCTCACGAGACAGCTCACTACGCTGATGCAAAGCTATTTGATGGTCTTTCGGAAACTTGGGGTGCAGGATCATCAATAAGAGAAAACCTATCCAAGGTATCAAATTCATCCACCCCTAAACAGCTTATAGATTATCACGGAGAGGAATTAGGCAATGAATACTTCAGGTACATAAGTAACCCTACTGAGATGACAGCTAACGCGATGGGTCTCAGGCAGGCCATGGAGGAAGTTATATTCAGTGACAAGCATGGTGTTTTTAAGAACATAGGGGATGACGAGTCATTCAGTAAACTTATGATTGGTGATTTTTCAGACTTAAGTCCCGTTCAGTTAAAGCACCTACTTAGTCTTACTTATGATAAAGCAGACACTCATGTGGCGAATACGATTAGGTTTGTACTTAAAGGGGCCGACGGAGAATCATCAAGAAGATGGAATTACGGTATGGTATTTAGCGATCCTAAAGTACAGAAGTCTATATCAGACTGGTTGAAGTATGCGCTAGTGGTACCTATAGCTGGATCAGCCGCAACGTCAGCTGAAAAACCAGACATGGCATATGGCGGTAAGATGAGATTGCTTAAAAACAAATAAGTTATATTTGCATCATGAGATCAATGAGAAGAAACGGGGACCCCGTAAAGGAATCATCAGCGGACCCCAGAAGAGCCCCTGAAACAGCCTATGGTGGTGGCTCAATCAATCCTGGTTCTAACAGAATGATCATGGATCTTATAACTAGAACTAAGGATGGTGATTTTGATGGACAGCTCCCAAGCGGGAGGGTTGAAACTACAGATCCTTTGTTTGATTTACTTAGCCTGGGGTCTGGTCAGCTTGGCGTAAGAGCTATAAAGAAAGGTGTTGGTGAGGCGGGTGAGGCTGTTGCAAAGCAAGCGGCGAAAAGCGCTAGACCTTTTACTAAGATGAAGGGTGATCTCGATCTTAATAGAAGAGAGTTAGATGCTTTGCTTGTTAAGTACGAAGATGCGTATGATGATTTAGCAGACTTTAAGCGTTGGTTTTCTTCTAACAACAAGGGTGTAGCTGCAGAATCAGATAACTTTTTGTTGAATAGAAGAGAAAAGTCACTAAGAGAAGCAGAAGATCAGATGTCCAAGTATGGTCTTACCATAGAGTCGCTCAAAAAAAGACTATCTGACTTAACAAATGAACCTTATTAATTATGGCTGTATTAACCGTAACGATTAAAGAGGAGGTCACCTTAAATGGTAGCCTTAAGACGTTTGAGAACGTACATAGTGAGACCGTAGAAGATATCTTCCACAGGATCTATGGCGTTCTTCATACCGCTGAGTCGGAGCTATTGAACTTCGCTAGTGCAGATGCTGGTGGTGTATTCTCTGACGCCGACTTGAACTACCTTAGGATCACAAACCTTGACTCAACAAACTTTGTTATGCTTCGATTTTTAGGAAACTCTGAAGAGTACTTCGTAAAGATCGAGGCAGGCGACAGCTTTATCCTAAATAACTCGATCATGGACGCAAACGCATCAGGAGGTGCCACCTTCAGTTCCGATAATATTGACAGCATAAAGGGTCAAGCAGATAGCGCAACAGTAAACTTAGAAATATTAGCACTAGCATGAATTATAGAATGAAATCTGGCGGTATGTACGACGCCATAATGAAGTACATGGAAGGGGGTAGCCTCGAATCGTCTAACCAGCGCGGTAGAGTATATAAGTTCGGAGGGAAGACATATCCCCATGGTGGTGTTCATGACCCAACAGATGATGGTGTTCATGACCCAACGGGCAGGGGAGGTAGCAGAAAATTCAGGGTCATCCCTGTAGAAGGGGAGGGAGGAGTCTCTAACCTAACCTATTATATTGATGGGGAGCCTGTCGATAGCGAGTCGTTTAAGAGCAACTATTACGAGGCTGGCAATAAACCAGAAAACCTCCAAGATCTTATTAGGGGCTCTTATAAAGGGCAAATTAATGCGGGCTCTCCAACCCCGATTGCCAGAGAGTACGAGAAAAGCCTGGAAGAAAGAGATGTGTACTCAAAAAGCGGACGCCCAGGCATTGATTCTTTATACAATGCCCGAACAGACCGCTTTAATGAGTTGATGCGCCTTAGAGGTGGAGTCGAAGGCCGAGACTACTGAATTTCAGCTTCCACAAAGTTGATCCCTTCGTGAGTTAGAGTCAATTCGTTTTCCTCGTTGTATGTTACTACATACACATCTGTTTCTTTTCCTTCGTTAAAAAACGTAAGTACTTTCCTTTCGGTTTTTGGAAACGGCAACGTCAATTGAATAGAGAGGTGAGTCTCTTCATTAAAGCTGTCCACTGTCTTACCTTCAGTTTGGCTGAATACTTCAATTTGGTACTGAAAGCTTTCTAGTTGATTGTTTTGAAAAGCAATCTGTGCAGATACTAAGCTCGAAACTGCAAGAGCAAGGATTAAAAGAAGATTTTTCATAGCGGTGAAGGATTAAAATTAGATTGATTAAATTGAACTCGCTGATCTCAATGTAGGATCAAATTTCGGTTCTTGCAAATTTTTTTCTAATTTTAGCTTATTCAATCACAGATTGAAAAAATATTATCACAACCCTCGAATCAAAAGAATCAACCCTTCTTGGGTGGCTCAGAAAAATGAAATTAAGCAAAAACCTTACCCTAAAGGAGGTGGTGAAATCCAACACCGCGACACGAAAGGGGATAGACAACACCCCAGATAAGTGGACCATACATAACCTTCAGGCTGTAGCAGACCACATCTTCCAACCAGTTCGTGATCACTTCGGTGTATCCATTGGGGTTACCTCTGGATTCAGGTCAAAAGAGCTAAACAAGGCGATAGGGGGGAGTAAATACTCTCAGCATATGATCGGGGAGGCTATTGATATAGACGCCGATATGTACGGGAAGGTCACTAACTCAGAGATATTCGACTTCATCAAGAAGAACCTAGAGTGGGACCAGATGATATGGGAGTTCGGGGATGACGATAACCCCGCCTGGGTTCATGTCTCCTATAAGGAATCTGGAAATAATCGTAACCAGATCAAGAGAGCCTACAGGGATAAAAAAGGAGTCTACTACAAGATTATGTGAGTAATCCAATAGGATTGTTTTTCGTATATTTGTCAACCCAAAAAACTAACAAATATGCGAGAAAAAGAAGATGACTTCAACGTGGATTTCCTGGACCAGGAGAAGGTAAAGGAAGTAGAGGAGAAGGTGAAGAGCGGAAAGATTACATGCAATATACACGCCCCCGAAGGCTGTGAGAATTGTAGTGGTTAAAGCGTAGAGTAAAACCTTTGTACCGCCATCCTTCCTTTCTGAGATAGCGCATACCTAACCCTATAGTTAAACTTAGTCTCATCCCTGAATAGATGATCTTGCATCTTGCTTGATGGGCTGAGTTTGTCAAAGTGCTTGTATATATATCCATCCTTCATTAGCGGATATATGATTCTGTCCGACAGCCCCTGTTTGCTGATTCCGTATTCCTGGTGTGCCCAATCGATAGTAAAGAACTCTAAGTCGTATACGAAGAGGATGAAGTGCAAGTATGATTTACTGAGGTTTGGGTTTTTTTCTAGGAATTGATTTGTGGCGTACCTTAAGTTTTTTAGGTGATTATTCTTCACATACTTCTTTGGGAGGAATGATACATCCCTAAACATCTTTGTTTTCTTGACTGTGGATTTAGGCATCTGTATTGTGTCGTATATTTGAATCAAACAAATTTACAGCATGGACTCAAAGGATACGCTCTTCTTCGCTGAAATGTACAGCCTGGTAAAAAAAATGGAGGAGACTATAGTTAACTTCGATATGAGGGATAGGACTATCGCCTCTGTAGTTGTGGGTGTGATTGATTACGACGCTATGGAGGAGGGTGATGAGGGCGCAGAGATGAGAACGATGTACAGCTTTAATGTTGAGAGCCGAGAAGAGCTTGAGACCGTAAAGCAAATAATGGACAGCGCTTACAAAGACGACGACGACGACTCTCTTGAAGGTCTTTTGGGTGATTTAGGAATATCACTTAACTAAAATGGAAGGACTTATTAGAAAGATTGTGATCGGAAAAGACCCTAAGAACGGTATGGCCTATTATGTAGGTATGAGGGCGGGGTCTGGAGAGGTGTCTGCTATCGTCGAAGACGAAAGGCATCTACACAAGTTTGGCAAACAGAGATATCTGATCTATATTGAGAACGAAGAAGGCACTATGCTCTGGAAAGCAGTAGATGAAATGCCTTGCGTACTTGAATTTGATTTAAATTTTTAATTAATGAAGACCTTTAATTTGTTTGTCGTCGAGCTAGAAAAGCTTGTTGACGACACGATCACGACCGATAGTGGTCTTGAACTTTACATAGACACAAGATTCAATGAGTTTGAAAACAGGATTACAGAAGGCCCTGTCGTGGCTGTACCGTTTAAGTACGAAACTGGCGTCAAGCCTGGTGACACACTTTACTTCCATCACCTCGTGGTTATTAACGAAGGTCAGCCGCTTACTGGCGATGACAATCACTACCTTGTCAGGTACGATGAAGATCACGCTATTAATAATCAAGCTATTGCTTTTAAAGATAGTGATACGGGTGATGTCCACCCTCTTGCGGGTTGGAGCCTTCTTGAGTCGATCGAAGAAGAGGAAGCTAAAGAATCGGAGATTATCGAGGTTATTAAGCTTGAAAAGAAACTACCAACAAGAGGTAGAGTCGCATTTACGTCTTCTGGGATTGAAGCGCTAGACCTATCTGTGGGTGATGTAGTGGGGTTTAAAGAAAACCGCGACTACAGAATCACCATAGACGGTAAGGAGTATTACAGGACCAGGGTTGAGGACTTGCTTTATAAAGAAATTTAATTAATATGTTTGAAATGGATAAGGATCACCTCTGGCATCTGCTAGAGGAAGAAGAGTGTCTGCTTGCCGATGGGTTTGACGATGCTGTAATAGGTATTAGCTACCAGGCTCACGATGCATCAAGAGCCGTATATGATATAGGTAAGATCATTGCTATACTTTGCGAGGATGACGAGATGACCGAAGAGGATGCTATGGAGCACTTTGAGTACAATATAGCTGGGGCGTACTTAGGCCCTAAGACGCCGATATTTGTTTTTGGGTATGGCGAGTAAATTCACTACGGTAAACGCAGCTAGGAAGCTTATGGAGAGCATGGAGATCGCAATCAACAATATGATTGAAGAGATCAAGAAGCCCGTGGACCCAGAAGCGGGGGGCTCTGCGCGTAAGGCCGAGCTCCAATCCATAAAGCAAACTGCCGTAGATTGTAAAGAGCTTTTGGTGGAGCGCCAGAGGCTAGAACAGATGGTTAAAGAACTAAAGACTAATGGAGAAATCGAACAAGACAAAGACTACTCAGGTGGATTCGCGGAAAGATTCTCTAAGTAAGCCCAGTGGCCTCATATACTGGGATGATTATGATTTTAGCGATCAGGACGTTACCTCTGGACACCATGGGGTTAACTTTAGGCTCTCTTAGCTCAGCGGTAGAGCATCGAACTCATAATTCGTAGGTCATTGGTTCGAATCCAATAGAGAGCACACTGTGTCATACAAGAACAAAAAAGATCAGGCTAGGGCGGCAGCAAAACACTACCGAGAGAACAAGAAAAAAATAATTGCTAGAAGCGCAGCCAGGAACAAAAAACAAAGAAAGAAGAACAAAGAGTTTGTGGGGCGAGTGAAAAGAATGTTCAGCTGTGTTGATTGCGGAGAATCAAACCCTGTAGTCCTTGATTTTGATCATGTTTGTGGGGTAAAAAAACGCGCCATTGCAGACATGGTTGGCAACTACTACAGCATAGAGACGATAAAGAAAGAAATCAGAAAATGTCAAATAAGGTGTTCCAATTGCCATCGTAAAAAAACACATGAGCGAATGCACCAGTAGCTCAGTCGGATAGAGCATCTGCCTTCTAAGCAGACGGTCACAGGTTCGAATCCTGTCTGGTGTACTACATAAAAGGGAGGCCCACATATGTCATACCTTTTTGAATTAAATAAAATGTCTGTTTTAGTAGATATAGAAGGTTATGAATCTAAAGGGATTAAGATCGACCCTAACGGTACAGAGGGAGAGTATGTTGAACTCCACGGGTTACTCGTGGTACTACCAAAAAAACCGAAGCGATCTAAAATTCTCTTCCATGAAAAATCAAAGGGCATGCAAATGTGGGAACGCATTCCTATGCCCGAAGAGATGCAGAGGATACGCAGTATGGATGAGTGGTTCGAGAAGCCTTCCGAGTTTCGCAACAAGTTTCGTTCTTACATCGAACAAGAGTTTCAGCGTAGGCGTGACGGTGTTTGGTTTTACAATAATGGGGAGCCTACGTATATTACAGGGAGACACTATATGTTTCTACAATGGTCTAAAATTGATATCGGATACCCATCATACATTGCTTTCCAAAAAGCGATCTTTCTTCACATGGCCGCTTGCGAAGCTGATCCCCGTTGTTTCGGTCAGTTATATACTAAGTGTCGTCGTTCTGGCTACACTAATATATGCTCTGCTGTACTTGTTGACGAGGCTACTCAGGTTAAAGACAAGCTTCTGGGCATTCAGTCAAAGACTGGTAAAGACGCTCAAGAAAACATATTCATGAAGAAGGTGGTGGCTATGTTCCGTAGCTACCCATTTTTCTTTAAGCCTATCCAGGACGGTACCACGAACCCCCGTATGGAGCTAGCTTTTCGCGAGCCATCTAAGCGCATAACTAAAAAAAATAAAACGTCCTATGCAGGAGACGCCTTAAACACGGTGATAAACTGGAAGAACACAACCAACAATGCTTATGATGGAGAGAAGCTTCATATGATGTACCTGGATGAGGCTGGTAAGTGGGAGAAACCAACCGACATAAGAGAAGCGTGGAGGATTGAGCGTACTTGTTTAATTGTGGGTAGGAATGTAGTGGGTAAGGCTATCGTGGGCAGTACGGTAAACCCCATGAATAAAGGGGGGAAAGAGTACAGAGGGCTCTGGAATGATTCCGATCCTAACGAAAGAAACAAAAACGGTAGAACTCGATCTGGACTGTACAGGATATTCATACCAGCTTATGAAGCCCTAGAGGGTTTCTTTGATGTATATGGCAATGCTGTTGTAGAGGACCCACCCCAAAGCGTACACATACATGGTATAGATGGTGACATCATTGAAATTGGAAGTAAAACATACTTAAAGAACGAAAGGAATTCGTTTAAAGACAATCCTTCTGAGCTGAATGAGGTAACTAGGCAGTTCCCGTTTACTGAGGATGAGGCATTCAGGGATAGCATTGAGGGAAGTCTATTTAACATAGGTAAAATATACCAGCAGATAGAGCACAATGACGAGCTGTACCCCAACCCCATAGTAATAGGAAACTTCACGTGGAGGGAAAAAGACAAAGAGGTTGTTTTCTCTCCCACACCGAATGGACGCTTCAGGGTTTCCTGGACGCCAGACCCATCTGAACGAAACATAATTAAAACTGAAAGAGGAAAAAAAGTTCCTCCGTTTCCAGACTATGGTTGTGGAGGGGTCGACTCCTATGACTTAGATGCCACGGTGGACAACAGGGGCTCGAAGGGGGCTTTACATATGTACAATAAGTTCAGTATGAACAGGCCCTCAAACATGTTTGTCGTTGAGTACGCTTCTCGTCCAGACCTGGCGAGCATATTCTATGAGGATGTTTTGATGTGCTCTTTTTATTATGGTTACCCTCTACTGATAGAAAACAATAAGTACGGCATAGCTCGACACTTTGAGGCGCGAGGGTACGACGGTTACCTTCTGGGTAGGCCATCACACCTTATGAGTAGGACAGCTCCCAACTCAACTGTAAAGACGAAGGGTATACCATCTAACTCTCAAGACGTTATTCAATCACACGCTCAGTCCATAGAGTCTTATATTCACGACTACGTGGGTATAAATCATGAAACGGGCGAGGTCGGAAATATGTATTTTAATAAAACACTAGAGGACTGGATCGGATTTAAGATAGATAAAAGAACTAAGTTTGACTTAACGATAAGCTCTGGGCTGGCCCTTCTTGCTGCTCAGAAACCAAAGAAAAAAGAAGAGGTTACTTTTACGGACAAGGTGTTTTTCAGGAAATATAACGTCTAGCAGCTATTTCTTATATTTGCAAAATATCGAGTCTAGTGCCAGAAAAATATGAATTATACAAACAGTAATAGTAAGAGTTCTTTTCCTGATCCACTGGCCAGTACAGACACAAAGAAAACCAATGAGTATGGGGTTCAGTACGCTAAGGCTATTGAGTCCCAGTGGGGTAAAATAAGCAGCTCTGGTTCTTTGTTTGGGAAGAGAAATATGACTTTCAAAAAAAGTCGGGATTACGCTAACGGCACTCAGAGCACGGATATATACAAAAAGCTTCTTAGGTCATTGAACCCAACAGATGGTGATGGTAGTTTAATGAATCTGGATTATACTCCCGTTCCTGTATTACCTAAGTTCGTTAGGGTTGTAGTAAATAAGATACTATCCAGGGCTCCATATCCCAACCTAGAGGCGATAGACCCTCTGTCTTCTTCTGAGAAAAACAGAAAGAAAAGAAAGGTAGAGATACAAATACAGCAGAAAGAGCAGTTGCTTAAGCTTAAGCAGAGCACTGGTGTTGTTCTTGATATTGATCCAGAGAATCTTCCAGACTCGGAAGAGGAGTCAGAGATATTTTTAGGCACTAACGTAAAGACAGACGCAGAGATAGCCGCTCAGATTGGAACAAACCTGACGCTTTCTTGGAATAACTTTGTTGATAGTACTTTTAGGCGTTGCGTAAACGACCTTGTTGCTTTGGGGATGGCTGTCGTTAAAAGATCTAATGATCCTAACGAAGGCATTAAGACAGAGTATGTAGACCCAACTAAGTTTATTCATAGCTATACTGAAGACCCAAGCTTCGACGACTTGATTTATGCGGGTCATGTTAAGACAGTTTCTATTCAGGAACTTAAGAGACTTGCTGGTCACGAGCTAAACGAAGAAGATTTCAAGAAGATAGCAGAGTCATCTAAAGGCAGCTACGGTAACGACTCTAGTTCTCTGAACAAAAGCTCCTACAATAAGTCTTCCATGCGAACTGAGTATGGTTACGATAAATACATGGTCGATGTTTTAGACTTTGAGTTTATATCAGTTGATTGCATATACTTCGAAGAAAAAGAAAATAGGTTTGGTAACACAAACTTCTTTATGAAAGGCTTTGAATACGAAGAGAAGCAAGGAAGTGTTTACGAAAGAACCCCTCATAAGATGGAGGTATCCACTGTTTATGGTGGTAGTTATATCCTAGGGGCGGGGAAGATATTTAATTACGGGATGACGAAGAATGTTCCAAAAAACATTCACGATTTATCTAAATGTAGGCTCTCTTATTCTGCTACTGCGACGAACATCAACGATATGATGCCGAAGTCGATGGTAGACAGCTGTACGGGTTTTGCGGATATGCTTCAGTTGACCCACCTTAAGATTCAGCAAGCTATAGCTAAAGCTAAGCCAGATGGATTGATCATTGATATTGAGGGCTTAGAAAACGTACAGCTAGGGAAGGGGGGTGAGCTTCAGCCACTTGACCTTCATGATATCTACGAACAGACGGGTGTTTTTTATTATAGAAGCAAGAACCCAGAGGGAGGATTTCAGAACCCCCCAGTTCGTGAAATAGGTAATAGCATTAGAAACATCAACGAACTCATTGGCCTTTACAACCACTACCTTAGAATGGTAAGGGATGTAACTGGTATCAATGAGATGATGGACTCTTCTACACCGAAGGGAGATACGCTAGTCGGTGTTCAGCAGCAGGCAATTGCGGCTGGAAATAATGCCATATATGATATCACTGATTCGTCTATGGTTCTTTTCAAGAAGGTTTGCGCTGATATCGTTAAGTGCTTGCAGATCCTACCCAAAGATTCGGTTATATACTCAGCCTATGCTAACGCAGTGGGTAGAGAAAATATGTCTGTACTTTCATCATTTGGTGATCTCCCTATGTACAACTTCGGCGTGCAGGTTGTTAAGGAGATGGAGGATAAAGACAGGGCTTACCTAGAGCAAAACATTCAAATATCGATTCAGCAAAAAGAGCTTGATATAGAGGATGCTATTGCTATACGTCAGCTTAAGGATGTTAATCAGGCTGAAAGACTCTTAGTTGTTAGGAGAAAGAAACGCATTGCTCAGCGTCAGCAAATTGCCATGCAGAACTCTCAGCAGCAGGCTCAGATTCAGCAGGCTTCTGCTCAAGCTACTTCCCAGGCTAAGATGCAGGAGATGCAAGCCCAGGCTCAAATAGACGCTCAGAAGATGCAGCTAGAAGCACAGTTAGAGAGTCAACTAGAGCAGATGAAGCATGGGTTTAGAAAAGAAATAGAGGTTATAAAGGCTCAAGCTGTGTTAGGTGTTAGGTCTGACGATCAACAGTTTAAGGAGAAGTTAGAGGTGCTGAAGGAAAATAGAAAGGACGGCAGGGTTAAAAAACAGGCCGTCGAACAGAGTAAGCTTATCTCTCAAAGAGAGGGCAGAAGAGGCGAGATACAGGAGCCTATGTTCCCAATGGCCCCAACCAATCAACTAATTCGATAATGGCAAGTAAAGCAAACTTAGACGTAGCTGAAAAGCTAGACATTACCTGCAAAAAGGGAGATACCTTTGAGCTTTCTTTGAACTTCAAGAATAGTTCTGGAAGCGCTATTGCCCTCCTAACTGACGGGTATGAATTTTTGATGCAG